CCACATGATAGGGAATGACAGCAGGCGTGCCATATGCAGAACCATGGCCCAAAAACTGTTGCGCATAGCCATCCATGAATCGCACATTGTTAGCATCAGTCCATGCGGGCAATGGCAATTCATGCTTCGACAGATCTTTGATAACGCCTGCCGATCCGCAGTTAGGCACACGCACATATGGCATTTTTTATTCCTTCACCAACTGAAGACGCAGGGTAGCCGCTTCTGACTCAAGCGCAGCAATTCGTTCCTGATTTCCTTCACGCAGCGCACGGATACTTTTAGCGTCAATCTTCTCCAATTCCTGCATGATTCGAGCGTTATTTTCAGATGCGACAATAGCAGACTTGATCCTGCTATCTGTCAAAGCTACTTCTTCGTTATAGAGCAGGTCGTCATCAATGCGGACGGCGCCAGCAATATCGATATTGGGGAACTCACCGTCTACTCGCTCATCCCAAAGAACAAGCTCAGGATCGAAATATGCACTCGATTCATCAACTTCAACCAGTTCTCGGCCACGAACAGGGCTAATAACGAGCATCTTCATGTGGTCAGTCCAATCTTACGGATCGCAAAATAAGTGAAATTATTCGTACCAGGCGTAGCTGCACCGTCGGTGTGAGCACGGATCACATCACCAGCAGTGGCCTTGAAAATACGGGTGACATTCCACTGGTTTGCACTCGTCGCAGTGATCCATCCAAGACGATTGGCAATATTGATCGAATCGATATTAGTAGTCAGTTGGTTCGAATTCTGAGAAATACCAACTTCAAGCGAGCCACCAGCACTGGAATCGCCATAGAACACCGAGTAAAGACCAGTCTCATTGATCGTGAAAGTACCACCATTCGTAGCGCTGTCAGCATACGTAATTGCTGTGCCGATGCTAGTGAGAGTGGTAGTGAACCGACGAATTTTCGTGTTGGTCGAGCCGAAACCATTACCAGTGTGGACGATGACTTCATGGTCACCCAGTGGCGTAGTAGCCAAGGGCTTACCATCTGCACGAGTATATTTCGTCACGCGAACGACATTGCTTGGCTCGCCACGGAAAGTAACGACATCGCCAGCAGCAGTCGTCAAATTCGCACCGGTTGGCAAGATAAGACTAGCGCTATTGGTGAGCGTCAGAATCCCATCAAATACAACTTCACGCTCGGCGCCGGAATCCAGAGTCACAGCGTTGATCGTGGTCGTACCTGTGATATGGACAAGATTGCCAGTTGCTGTTTCCAAATTGACGGTCGAGGCACTAGGAATATCAGCGCCGCGTACTTCATCCTGAGCATAACCAGTATGCTTTGTACCGAACGATGCCACTGTACCGGTAGAGCGCAGGAAACCAACCGTCTGAGCCGGCAGAGCAGAACTGAATGCCAATTGGTCAACGTAGTTCTTCGTGATCGAGAACAGCCGGAAGTTCGTACCGTCAAAAGTCGCACGATATCGTTGACCAGGAATCAGATCATTAGCTACTAGGGGTGCCCCAGAGACAGATTGAAGGCTCACAGCTCCAAGGCCGGATACATTCATCGTCACTGGACCAGTATTTGCGATCACTGGCGAGAAGACGATGGACATATTGTCCACATAAGAAGGCAACGGAGGTGTAGGAGTCAGCGTGTATGCGTTCACAGCACCGCCATTCGGGCCGCCGACAATCACCGCACCAGTCAGTCCAGCAAAACTATTCTGCAGGACACTCTTAATCAGGCGCAGATGGTCGTCACCCTGCAGCTTACGATCTGATCCCGTAGGATTAGACGAAACCAGATTGAATAGATATGTACCTGTTTCAAGCGACATGTGAATTCACTCCATAGTCAATACGAACCCGGAGCGGGCCGCTCTCGTTAAATTCAACGAGATTTGCGCCATCAATCGCGTCCAAGAAACGCAAATTGAAGCTGTCTCGTAGCGGAAGATTACGTGAATAGTCTGCTGCTTCAGTCAGCGCTGAAAACAGATAAACATTCGGCCATTTGGCAAGAATGCTATTTAGTGGTGCAAGATCAGTTAGATTCGGCACATCCGCCTGATACATCGCTTGAAGCGTATAAACCGCATCAGGAGTTGGCCCGAGATAAAGCTGATCCTTCACGATTGTGTAGCAACGAGGTTGACCGCCAACCGTAGGATCGAACAAAGCATTGAACTTGTCAGGGTCGATATATTCAAGATTCGGCTGCACTCCAGGAATCGACAACGACTTAATCGATACCAAGTCACTTGGCAGCACCGCATATTGCTGGTTGATGACAGTCGAAATCGTGCCAATGAAATCATTCACTCGCTCTTTCAATCGCGATCGAATGCGAATCTCAGCCAGATAGATAAGATCTGGGATTTCCCCAGTGAGATCAGAGCGATGCATCCATGCCGCAATTTGGCCTTTCAGCCATGTGTAATCGCGATTAGTAGCCGTGCTTTGAACAACAATCGTCATGGTGCAGGCTCCGTAATCAGAACTGCAATCGTTGAGGTATCTGTACCGCTGCTACTGAGAATCGTATAAGACGTGCCAACCACGCGAGCAGAGCAACGAAGGAAACCTGGCGTTCCGCCTGGAGTCTGGCAGAAAGCAAACACACGACTATTTGCCGTGATCGACGTATTGTTGATAGTCACGGTACCACCGACCAAAGTCGCCGTATCCTGTTTGCTATTTGCACCCTCGCGAATACGCAAGCCAGTTCCTACTGTATTTGCTACGAGATTTCCATTGCCAGCTTGCACGCCGCCATTCGTTACCGTCAGCGAACCAGCGCTCAGCGTGACAGCATTATTGAACGTATGAGTACCTGTACCTTTGGAGTTGTAATTCACCCCGATATTCGTGTCAGAACCCTGTGCATTGAACGAAGGAGAAGCCGTAGCAATAGCACCAGTCACGCCAAGGAAATTGACAGCTACCGCAGTATGCGAAACCCTAAATTGTTCAAGTGCACCACCACCGGTAAGCCAGCGAATCGATCCAGCACCTTTTGCGTAAATGCCAAAGTTAATGTCAGTGTCACCGCCTTCTGTGCCAATACGAGGCTCACCCAATGTGATTGCACCAACTTCCTGAATACGATTGACCGAGTTTGTTGGCGCCTGAGCTACACGAACAGACTCAGCACCTGCCACGCCACCAAGCGAAACCTGGCCAGTGGCAGTTAGGGTGCTGACGACCATCGCATTGCCATCTAGCGGGTCTTCCAGCAGCACATCGGCAATCGTGCGAGGGCTAATGCCAGTCCCGCTAATCTGAAGCGTATAACGCCCATCAGCAGCATAGAACTCGAAATAACCATTAGCATCGGTCGTGATTGGATTCGAACGAGGCGTGGAACCATTATCCGAGTAGATAGTCGTGGCCCCACCCCCAAATGCAGTGACAAGAACAGAGACTCCCGTAGCTGGCTGACCACTATCAAGCAAGACACTGTCGAAAAATTTCTGCATCAGATCCTCCCGGGCCACACACGGAACATCGAGTTGTCGGGATTGTTCACGACACTACGGATATGTTCATCATTTGCCATGAATTCTTGGAACGTGATTTTCTTCTCGTTACAATACTTCTCCACAATCACCATCGGCAGGCGAGCAGCATGTTTCATCTCTGAACTGCCATGCATACCTGCGTTATGCAGAGCCTTAGCGCTCTCTACGATTGGCGTGCAGTCTTGGATTCGTTCAAAAGTCGCATCATTCCCATTAGTATGAATGCGAGTGTAGACTGCATCTTGTGGCTTATTCATTGCAGAACCTCTTGCCCTGGTCGAGCAGTAAAAGTTGGAGTTCCAGTATTGTTTTCAGTGACCAATTGGACATAAGCGCCAGCAGGAATGAAACCTGTCAGAGTACCAGTGCCGCTCATGTTTAATGTCACAGTCAATCCTAGAGCCTGAGTCAAACTGCTAGCGAAACGCATGATTTCCTGAGTTCCTGTCGTGCATCCGCTATTGCTATATGTGCGCAGATAAACGGTTCCTGCTTGACCGCTTGCCAACGTCGATTGAGTGGCAATATCAACCGCATAAACAACCCATGCATCACGTGTGGAACTCA